CCCCCTGTGTTTTGGGATACCCCCCGGTGTATGGAACCTAGATATGGATAAAGGTGTAGGTAGGAAAATTCAGTGGCGGAAGGTATGTGGTCGGCCTGTGGATTACAACCCGCTGATGACTTGGACGCGGAGTAGTCCTACGGCGGATGAGTGTTTGGAGATGGGTATGACGCCGGTGCAGCGGGACATGTACGTGATGATCGATGAGTTCTGGAAGCGGTTTGGTTGTGGCCCGACGTATCGGGAACTGGCGACGCTGCGTGGTACGACGTTGGGAAACGCGAAGAGGATAGTGGATCGGCTGGTGAAGTTGGGCGTAGTGAAGCGTGTGGCGAATATGGACAGGAGTGTGCGTCCTTCTTACATGGCGTTTAAGCGTGGAGAGTTTGAATGATGAGCGTAGCGAATACGCAGACACATCGAAAAGAGGTGTCTAAGTGACTGACCTCGCGGCCCTGATCTCGAAGCTACCCGAGCACGAGCAGCAGAAGTTGCTGGCTCAGGTGAGTGCATATAAGGAAGCGGTAGAGCGTGAGAAGGCTCAGGCTGACTTCATGGCGTTTGTGAAAATGATGTGGCCGTCGTTCATCCACGGTCGCCACCATGCTTTGATGGCAAAAGAGCTGGAAGCGATTGCGACTGGGAAAAACAAGCGGCTTATCATCGCACTTCCACCGCGTCACACGAAGAGCCAGTTTGCTTCCTACCTGTTCCCGGCTTGGTTTCTTGGAAAGTATCCGGACAAGAAGATTATTCAGGCATCCAACACGGCTGAACTGGCGGTTGGTTTTGGTAGGCAGGTCAGAAACTTGGTTGGCTCCGATGTATATAAGCGCGTATTCCCAAGCGTTGATCTTAGGGCAGACAGTAAAGCCGCTGGGCGGTGGAGTACGAATCATAGTGGCGAATACTTTGCAGTCGGCGTTGGGGGCACGATGACTGGGAAAGGCGCCGACTGTCTTATCATAGATGATCCACACAATGAGGCCGAGGGCGCATCTGCGCAGTTCAATCCTCATGTGTTTGACAGTGTGTATGAATGGTATACGTCTGGGCCGCGTCAGCGCCTACAGCCTAATGGCAGCATAGTAATAGTAGCCACTCGTTGGTCAGACAGGGACTTGAGTGGTCAGGTTTTGCGCAATTCCAGCAACGAGGACGAGTGGAAAGTCATTGAACTTCCCGCCATTCTTCCTTCTGGCAATCCTCTTTGGCCTGAGTTTTGGAGTTTGGACGAGCTTCTGGCGCTTAAGGAAGAGTTGCCAGCGTACAAATGGAACGCTCAGTACCAGCAACAGCCCACTGGCGAAGCGGGCGCTATCGTCAAGCGGGAATGGTGGAGAAGGTGGGAACGAGAAAGACCGCCTGCATGTGAGTTCATCATCCAGTCGTGGGACACGGCCTTTACCAAAAACGAGCGCAGTGACTACTCGGCCTGTACGACATGGGGTGTGTTTCACTTGGACGACGACCCGAGCGACGTCAATATCATCCTGCTCGATGCGTTTCAGGACAAGTGGGAGTTTCCTGAATTGAAACAGCAGGCATTCAACTCATGGAAAGAATGGCAACCCGACGCATTCATTGTCGAAGCCAAAGCTGCGGGCGCACCGCTTATATTTGAACTGCGGCGCATGGGTATTCCGGTCAGCGAATACACGCCAAGCCGTGGCAATGATAAGTTTGTCCGTATCAATTCGGTTACAGACTTGTTTTCATCTGGTAAGGTATGGGCACCTGATACCAGATGGGCAGATGAAGTCATTGAACAGGCGGCAAGATTTCCTAACGCGGAGCATGACGATCTTGTCGATTCTGCTGTGCAAGCCCTTATCAAGTTTAGGCAAGGTGGGTTTTTGCGCCTACAATCCGACGAAGAGGACGACCCTGTTTTCTTCCGCCGGAAGAAGGCTTACTACTGAGGTTGAATGATGCCTGCTAATGTTGATAAAGCGTTTTATACGGATGTGCCGCCACTGTCTGTCAATGATATTGAACCGGCTATTGAGATTGAAGTTGAAAACCCTGAATCCATGTCCATTGGGATTGATGGGGTAGAGATTGAGCTAGAGCCGGAACCGCCGAGAGCAGAGGATTTCGATGCAAATTTGGCTGAGTTCATGGATGAAGGCGAACTGCAAACTCTTGCCAATGATCTTGTGGCTCTTGTTGATGCAGATATAAACAGCCGAAAAGATTGGGTTGAAACATTTGTCAAAGGGCTGGAGGTTCTTGGCCTGAAGTATGAAGAACGTACTGAGCCGTGGAGTGGTGCTTGTGGCGTGTTCTCTACAGTTCTCACCGAAGCGGCGATCAGATTTCAGAGCGAGTGTATTGCAGAGACATTCCCTGCGGCAGGCCCGGTAAAGACCTCGATCATCGGGGAAGTTACCCAGAAAACTACTGAGGCGGCTGATCGTGTTCGTGATGACATGAACTATCAGCTAACTGAGGTAATGCAGGAGTACCGCCCGGAGCATGAGCGAGCGCTCTTTAATCTGGGTCTGTGTGGCGCTGCATTCAAGAAGGTGTATTTTGACCCGACGCTGGATCGTCAGGTCTCAATCTTCATTCCGGCTGAAGATGTCATTATCCCTTACGGCTCGTCCAGCCTGCTGACTTCAGAGCGCGTTACTCATCTGATGCGCAAGACCAAAAACGAGGTCAAGAAACTTCAGGTGGCCGGGTTCTACCGTGACATTGACCTTGGCGATCCTGTACGATTCCCGCCCGAGATTGAGAAGAAAAAGGCAGAAGAAGATGGCGTCTCAATTATTGACGACGACCGGTTCCAGATTCTTGAGATTCACGCCGAGTACGATCTGCCCGGATACGAGCACGAGGACGGTATTGCGCTGCCCTATGTCATTACTATTGACCGTGGCACCAATCAAGTCTTGGCAATCCGAAGAAACTGGACACCAGACGATAGCACCTACGTCCGCAGGCAGCACTTCGTCCAATACACATACATCCCCGGCTTCGGTGCTTACGGCTTCGGACTAATTCATCTTATCGGCGGGTATGCTCGCGCCGGTACTTCGCTGATCCGACAACTGGTCGATGCGGGTTCTTTGGCTAATCTGCCGGGTGGATTGAAGTCCAGAGGTTTGCGCGTCAAGGGTGACGACACCCCCATTGCTCCGGGAGAGTTCCGTGATGTAGATGTTCCTTCGGGAAGCATCCGGGACAACATTATGCCGTTGCCATACAAGGAACCAAGTCAGGTTCTGATGGCATTGTTGGGCAATATCACCGAAGAAGCCCGACGTTTGGGTGCTATTTCCGACATGAAGATTAGCGATATGTCGGCAAATGCCCCGGTTGGCACGACTTTGGCACTGCTGGAGAGGCAGCTTAAGACCATGAGTGCGGTTCAGGCGCGTGTGCATTTTGCCATGCGTCAGGAATTTAAGCTGCTTCGGTCAATTATTCGGGATTACACCCCGAGTCAGTACGACTACACCCCGGAAAAAGCGGATCGCAAGGCAAAGCGCGAGGATTATGACCTTGTTGAAGTCATTCCGGTATCCGATCCGAACAGCTCTACCATGGCTCAGCGGATCATGCAGTACCAAGCGGCTATCCAACTGGCCCAAGGTGCCCCGCAAATCTACGATCTCCCGGCTTTGCACCGTCAAATGCTTGAAGTATTGGGCATCAAGAACGCAGATAAGCTGGTTCCGCTGTCTGATGACATGAAACCGCGCGATCCGATCAGCGAAAACATGGCATTTTTGACCGGCAAACCGACAAAAGCCTTCATTTATCAGGATCACGACGCCCACATTGCGGCTCACATGTCCATGATGCAAGACCCAATGCTGATGGCGCAGCTTGGTCAGAACCCGATGGCTCAACAAATGCAGGCGGCGATCATGGCGCACGTAGCTGAACACTTGGCGTTTGTATATCGCAAGCGTGTCGAGGAGCAATTAGGCGTTCCGATGCCAAAACCCAACGAAGAACTGCCGGAAGATGTGGAAGTTCAGCTTTCCCGCTTGGTAGCACAGGCATCTCAGCAGGTTTTGGCGCAAAGCAAGGGTCAGGCAGCACAGCAACAAGCTCAACAGCAGGCGCAAGACCCGGTTATGCAGCTTCAGCAGGCCGAATTGCAGATCAAGGCGCAGGAAATTCAGAGAAAAACCGCCAAAGATCAGCAAGATGCAGCCCTTGCTCAGGGCCGATTGCAGGTTGAGGCGCAAAGAGCGCAGGCACAGGCAGAGGCAGAGCGTTTGCGTATCAGTTTGCAAGCACAGCAGCAGCAGGATGACCAAGTTCGTGAGTTTGTTGATCGCATCATGAGGATGCCTGGGCAATGATGGAACAAAAAATCCTTTCTCACCTGGCATCTCAGGTAGAAGAGCGTATCAAACAACTGTCCGAGTCGTTGATTGAGGGTACGGTCAAGGACTTTGCGGAGTATCAATACCTGCGTGGGACCATCCGGGGTCTGGGTTTCGCGCAGGCTGAAATAAAAGACCTCGTGCGAAGAATAAGGGAAATCGAAGATGAGTGAGTTGTTAATCAGTGATGGCGTCACCGAAACTGTATTGCCTGAAACCGCTGAGGAAAAGGCAAAACAGTTGCCGGAACCTAAGACGTATCACCTGCTTTGCGCGTTGCCTGAAGTGAATGAAACCACTGACGGCGGCATTATCAAGTCAGCACAGAGCATTCATTTCGAGGAAGTGTTATCTCCGGTTTTGTTCGTAATGGCGATGGGGCCGGATGCTTACTCAGATAAAACGCGGTTTCCTAACGGGCCGTCATGCAAAGTTGGGGATTTTGTTCTTGTCCGTCCGAACACTGGTACTCGCCTGAAGATTCATGGCCGTGAGTTCCGCATCATTACAGATGATTCGGTCGAAGCAACTATTGATGATCCGCGAGGTGTTCGCCGTGTCTGAGCAAATCAATGACGAAAAGATTGTGTTGCGAGTGCATGCCATTGCAAATGGGCTGGTACATTATTTCACCGGCAAGCCCTGTCATCAGGGGCACGTGGCCAAGCGCTATGTAAAAACCGGGCATTGCGTAGAATGCACAGTCATCAGAAATAGAAGCGCAAAAAAAGTTGAGTACAGGAAGCAATACAAAAAACTCAATTATTCAAAAATTCTGCTGAAAAACAGAACGCTCTACGCGGCAAACGCCAACAAATACAGAGAATATAATCGCCAGTATCAAAAACAAAATGCGGAAACTCTGCGTCCAAAAAATGCGTTTCGGGCAATGCAGAGAATTTCCGCAAAAATGCAAAGAACCCCGCGATGGCTTACAAAAGATCACCTATGGATGATTAGTGAGATTTACGATTTGGCAGCTCGCAGAACCAGCGCGACAGGCGCAAAATGGGAAGTTGACCATGTGGTGCCGCTAAGAGGCAAGAGCGTTTCCGGCCTTCATGTTCCATGGAATTTGCAGGTTATACCACTGGAACATAACCGATCAAAAGGAAACTCATTTAACGATTAAGCCATTGCGCAGGAGGGTTTCATGGCGAAAGATACAGAAGTGATGGAAAGTGCAGGCAACGCTCAGAACAATAATTTTGAGCAAAATGTTGAGTTTGAGATCGAGGGTGAGGCGGCTATTGAGGTAGTGGATGACACGCCTGAAGTAGATAGAAATCGCACGCCGATGAAAGACGAGCCAACAGAAGTAACGGAGGATGAGCTTCAGAGTTACAATGAAAGTGTTCGCAAAAGGATCAAGCATTTTAGTCGTGGCTACCATGAAGAGCGCAGAGCCAAGGAAGCAGCTCTTCGTGAGCGTGAAGAAGCTGCCCGCCTTCTGCAATCGGCACTAGAAGAAAACAAACGGCTTAAGAGTACGGTCAGCCAGAACCAAGAGGCTTTGCTTGAGCAGGCCAAGAAAGCTACTCAGGTTGAACTGGAAAAGGCCAAAGAGGAATACAAAAAAGCCTATGACATGGGCGATTCAGACGCTCTTGTAGCGGCTCAAGAGAGTCTTACCGCTGCTAAGATTAAAGCGGATCGCGTGGCTAACTTCAAGTTGCCACCTTTACAAGAGGAAGAACAAAAGCTACAACCTGAAAATAAGACGCCAGCCCCCGTTTATGATGTGCGTGCTGAGAACTGGCGTGAAAGAAATACATGGTTTGGGCAGGACGAAGCAATGACGGCTTATGCTTTGGGCCTGCATAGCAAACTGGTTAAGTCGGAGCGCATTGACCCGACTTCGGATGAATACTATCAGCGGATCGACGCAGAAATGCGTCAGCGTTTCCCTGAAAACTTCGAAACTTCTGATGCGCCCACTCAGAAGAAATCGCCTGTAGTGGCTCCGGCTACGCGCAGCACCGCGCCTAAAAAGATCGTGCTGACGCAATCACAGGTAAATCTCGCCAAACGGCTTGGTGTTCCCTTGGAGCAGATGGCCCGAGAGGTTGCGAAACTTAATAAAGGAAATGTGTAATGGATAAGCAGATCAGATCGCCGCGTGAAACCGAAACTCGTATCGCTGCCGAGCGACCCACCAAATGGCGTCCCGCGCAGTTGCTGCCCGACCCCACCCCGGAGCCGGGATACGTGTATCGCTGGATTCGCGTGAGCATGATGGGTCAAGACGATCCAAAGAACATTTCCTCCAGCTTTGCCGAAGGATGGGAGCCTGTAAAAGCATCGCAACACCCGGAAATCAAGCTGTTCACTATGGGCCAGTCCCGTATCCCTGACAGTATTGAAGTGGGTGGTCTGGTGCTCTGCAAGATTCCCGCCGAGTTTATGGAGCAACGCGCCGCGCACTTTTCGGGCATTACTGACCGCGAAGCCGCAGCCGTTGACAACAATCTCATGCGTGAGAGCGATCCAAGGATGCCGCTGTTCAAGAACCGCGATTCCTCTACATCGTTCGGACGCCGTTAAATCTAGGAGAGAAACATGCCTTATCCGACCGTCTCCGTACCGTATGGGCTTGCCCCCGTCAATCGTATTGACGGTATGCCCTATGCCGGTGCTACGCGGCAAATCCCGATTGCGGTTGGCTATGCCACTGCAATCTTCAATGGTGACACCGTGAAGCTGGATACCACCGGCTTTCTGGTGGCAGACACTGGCACCAACAATGCAACGCCTGTGGGCGTGCTGGTTGGCGTTGAGTACATCAATGCTCAAGGCCAGCGTATCTTCGGCCAGTACTACCCGGCTTCTGCCTCTACCTCCACGTTCCCGGCCAAGGCGTTTGTCATTGACGACCCCATGGTGGCCTTTAAGGTTGCCGTTGTGTCCTCTGGAACGACCATTGGTTCCGTTGGCCGTGCTGCCATTGGTGCAAACATGGCGCTGGTGCAAACGGCAGGCAGTACGGTGACTGGCGACTCTTATATCGCTGTGTTGTCGACCAGCCCCGCCACCACCAACACCCTGCCGGTTCGGGTAATTGATGTTGTGCCCGAAACTGCCACTGGCGCAGACGCCTTCGCGGAAGTTATCGTGAAGATCAACACCCACCAGTACAACAGCACGACTGGTATCTAAGGAGCTAAATCATGGCAATTTCTCGTGCCCAGCTACTCAAGGAACTGCTCCCCGGCCTGAACGCGCTGTTCGGTATGGACTATGCGCGTTACCCCGAAGAGCACAAAGAAATCTATGCAATCGAAACCTCCGAGCGTAGCTTCGAAGAAGAAGTGAAACTTTCTGGTTTCTCTGCGGCCCCGGTCAAGCCTGAAGCATCGGCAATGCAGTATGACAACGGCCAAGAAGCATGGACCGCTCGCTATAACCACGAAACCATTGCACTTGGTTTCTCGCTGACCGAAGAAGCCATTGAGGATAACCTCTATGACTCCCTGTCCGCGCGTTATACCAAGGCGCTGGCTCGTGCCATGGCCTACACCAAGCAGGTCAAAGGTGCGCTCATTCTGAACAAGGCTTTCGACACCACCGTTACCTACGGTGACGGCAAGAGCCTGTGCGCCACCGATCACCCGCTGATCTCCGGCGGCACCAACAGCAATCGCCCCACCACCGGCGCTGACCTGAACGAGACTTCGTTGGAAAACGCAGTCATTCAGATCGCTGGATGGACGGATGAGCGCGGCCTGCTGATCGCTGCCAAGCCGAAGAAGCTGGTCGTCCCGCCCCAACTTCAGTTCGTTGCCACCCGTCTGCTCCAGACCGAACTCCGCGTCGGCACCACGGACAACGACATCAACGCGCTGAAGAACAACGGCTCGATCCCGGAA